TAATGGATTTATCTGTAATAAAATCAAGGTTATCTGAACTACAAACATCAAACCAAAGAACATCGAATCTTTGGAAACCCTCACCTGGTAAAACTCAAGTAAGAATTGTCCCTTACAAATTTAATAAGGACAATCCGTTTATTGAGTTGTATTTTCATTATGACATGGGCGAAAAGAACTATCTTTCACCTATCTCATTTGGAAGACCAGACCCAATTGAGGAGTTTGCTACTAAGCTTAAAACTTCTGGTAATAAAGAAGACTATAAGCTAGGTAAAAAGATCGAAGCTAAGATGCGTACTTTTGCACCTGTCATCGTAAGAGGTGAAGAGAATGAAGGCGTAAAATTCTGGGGCTTCGGTAAAATGGTCTATCAAGAACTACTTTCTGTAATCGCTGATCCTGACTATGGTGATATTACAGACCCTGTAAACGGTCGTGATATTGTTGTAGAGTTCAAGACAAGTGAAGAGACAGGACGTTCTTTTCCAATGACTACGATTCGTGTTAAACCGAATCAAACCCCAATGACAGAAAATGCTGACATACTAAGTACTATAAAAGATACTCAGAAGAATATCACAGACATCTATAGAGAGATGGAATATGATGATCTTCAAAAGGCTCTTGAAGGTTGGTTAAGCCAGGAAGGTGATGATGAAGTAGAAGTCACTGATCCTGCAAAAAATGCTAAACCAGCTGCAGTAGAAGATGTATCAGCTGCTTTTGACGATCTATTTAATTCATAAAAAGTAGGAGAAAGTTATGAGCGAGAGACGTGATGTCCTTGCTAGCGAGCTAGCAGAGAGTCTAAACTCTAAGATTAAAGGACAAAAAGTTGCTTTTTTCTTAGACGGTTCCGACGATACACCAACAGACATAAAAGACTTTATATCTACAGGATCATCTTTATTAGACTTGGCAATATCAAACAGACCGAATGGTGGAATAGCAGTGGGAAGAATAACAGAGATTAATGGTCTCCAGGCTTCCGGAAAATCATTGCTTGGTGCACATATTCTTGCCGAGACACAGAAAAAAGGTGGTATTGGAATCTATATTGATACAGAAACTTCAGTTAGCAAGGAGTTTTTAGATGCAATAGGCGCTGATACAAAAAATATCCTGTATCTTCACATGGAAACTGTTGAAGATATATTTCAAGGTATTGAAGACATTGTAACTAAAGTAAGAGAATCTAGCAAAGACAAACATATAACTATACTTGTTGACAGTCTTGCAGCTGCTTCTACTAAGGTTGAAATGTCGTCTGATTATGATAAAGACGGATGGGCTACTTCAAAAGCGATTATTATCTCCAAGGCTATGAGAAAGATTACACAAATGATTGGAAGGCATAAAATCAGTTTAGTGTTTACTAATCAATTAAGACAGAAGATGGGCGTTATGTTTGGTGATCCATATACAACGAGTGGTGGCTTGGCTTTGCCATTTCACGCTTCAACACGTATTAGATTATCAAATATGGGAATGATTAAAGATAAAGAAGGAAATGTAATCGGACACAAATGTCGTGCAAAAATAGTTAAAAACAGAATTGGTCCTCCATTAAGAATTTCAGACTATGAAATGTATTTTGATAGAGGTATTGATGATGAAGGCGGCTGGTTAACGCAATTAAAGAATCTAAAAATTGCTCAAACAGCAGGTGCCTGGTATACAATTGACTATGACGGCAAACCTATAAAGTTCTTATCAAAGGACTTCAAAGAGAAACTCGCAGAAAACGAAGGGCTTAAAGACTATCTGTATGATAAGATCTGTGAAGCTAGCATTCTGACTTACGAAGATAAACGAGGCATTGATGATGTCGAGTTTACAGACGAAGTTGTGGATGGTGACCTTGCGTAAAAGATACAGAGAAATATTATCTGATATCGGGAAGCAGGTTTCTACTGAAAGCGGCTTAAATGAACACGTCCTGATAATTGACGGCTTAAACAATTTTATCAGGACGTGGGCCGCATCACCAGCTACTAATGCAGATGGACAACACATAGGTGGTATTGTTGGATTCTTACAAACAGTAGGTTTGGCTGTAAGAACGATAATGCCAACAAGAGTTATCATAACTTTCGATGGAAAAGGTGGATCAGCAAGAAGAAAGAAAATATTCCCAGAATACAAAGCAGGAAGAAAACCTTTGAAAAGACCTAACAGGGTTGAAGGTTTGACTGATGAAAGTGAATCTGAAAACATGCGCAGACAGTTTAGGCGCTTAATTGAGTATCTAGACTGTCTGCCGGTTACAGTTATAACAATGGAGAATATAGAAGCTGATGACACAATGGCTTATATTTCAAAGCAAGTACTGAACAATTCAAGAATAACAATCATGAGTACAGACAAAGATTTCTATCAGATAGTAAATGATAGAATCGCTGTTTGGTCACCAACGAAAAAAGTTTTATATGACAGAAAACGTCTCGAAGAAGAATTTGAGATACTTGCTGAGAACTTTATTTATTATAGAATAATAGACGGTGACAAATCTGATAATATCAATGGTGTAAGGGGTCTAGGTTTAAAGACAATAAGAAAAAAATACCCATCTTTGACTGATGAAGCAATAATTAATATAGATGAGTTTTTAAATGTTACACAACTATTTGAACACAAAGACCTACTAATAAGAAACTACAGATTAATGCAGCTCCATGATGTTGACATTCCTGGCAATGCAAAGTTATCTATTGTAGACCAAGTTAGAGATGGAACTTCAAGACTTGTAAAATATAAAATTCATAAAATGTTTTTAGAAGACACTATAGACCATGCAATTAGAAATCCTGATGTATGGCTTCAGGAGTCTTTCAACCAATTAGAATTAATACTAAATAATGCCGCCAATAAATGATGATTTAACAAAATACGGATCTGTTTTTCAGACTAAGATAATAACTTCTTTGTTGACAGATGCTACATTCGCTGTTACTATTTACGATATGATGCAACCAGAACTAATGGGGACGGAAGCAAAACAGTGGTTGGTAAAATCAATAAAAGATTATTACTACGAATATAAAGTTACTCCTACACTAGCAGCTCTAAAAGTAAAGATAAATGAAATAACAACAGATTTACTCAAAGATGCAGTTGTTGATGAGTTAAGAGAAGTAACAAAAAGTATTGAAGCATTAGACTTACAATTTGTTAAAAATGAAACAGTAACATTTTGTAGAAATCAAATGCTAAAATCTGCAATTATTAAGTCTGTTGACTTACTGCAGTTAGGCCAATATGAAGAGATAAAACGAGTTGTAGATAATGCAATGCGCGCTGGAACTCACAGAGATATTGGTTTAGAATATGTAAAAGAATTTGACAAAATATTAGAAGATGTAAACAGAACTTGTGTGCCTTCTGGATGGGAGCCAATAGATGAAGTAATGGATGGCGGTCTTTCTGGAGGTGAGCTAGGTGTTGTAGTCGCACCTTCTGGTATTGGAAAAAGTTGGTTCTTACAAGCGCTTGGTGTTAATGCACTTAAAGCAGGTAAGAATGTAGTTTTCTATACACTCGAATTAAATGAAGCTTATGTCGGTATGCGGTTTGCAACAATATTCTCAGGAGTTCCTGTTGCAAATATAAAAGATAATAAAGACGAAGTTAGAGAAACAATTAATAACGATTGTAAAGGTGAACTAATAATAAAATATTTTCCAACAAGAGGTGCTACGGTTCAGACTATACACACTCATTTAAAGACAATAGAGCTGATGGGACATGAGCCAGACTTAATATTAGTTGACTATGCTGATTTGCTCAGAGATGTAGGCAATCAAGACCAGGCTGTAAGACACGCACTTGGAAATATTTATGAAGATTTAAGAGGCCTTAGTGGTGAATTCCAAATACCTGTATGGACAGCATCACAATCGAATAGATCATCACTAGAAGATGAAGTTATTGGTGCAGAAAAGATTGCAGAATCTTATGCAAAAATAATGACAGCTGATTTTGTTATGTCACTTTCTAGAAAGATAGAAGATAAAATTGCAAACACAGGTCGTGTCCATGTAATTAAAAATAGATTCGGTCCTGATGGAATGACATATCCTCTGACAATGAACACATCTGTTGGAAAATTAGATGTATATGATTCATCATCAGCTAACGGTCAAAATGAACAGAAGAAGCAAGACAACGGCACTGAATACACAAGAAAATTATTAGCTCAAAAATATGAAAGCTTTAAGCCAGGTGAAGAAAAAAAGGAAGGAGACTACAAAAATTTTGAGACAAATTAAGTATATCCCGTTATTTAACTTAGCGGTTAGGAAAATCATTTATAAAGACATTAGGAGAAGTTGCAATGGATTCAAGTAGATTCAAGCTTTCACAAGCATTCATAGACAAATATAAAAGAAAAAAAGCACCATTTGGTTTCAATGGTTTAGGGGAATTAGTCTTTATGAGGACGTATTCTAGACTAAAAGAAAATGGAAAAAACGAAAAATGGTGGGAAACAGTACAAAGGGTCGTAGAAGGAACATACTCAATGCAAAAAGACCATATTGAATCACATCAATTAGGTTGGAACCCGTGGCAAGCACAAAAATCTGCACAAGAAATGTTTGATAGAATATTTAACATGAAGTTTTTACCACCAGGTAGAGGTTTATGGGCAATGGGAACAGCAATAACAGAAGAAAGAAATCTATACGCTGCTCTTAATAATTGTGCATTTGTATCAACAGAAACTATAAAAGATGACGGCTCAAAACCTTTCACATTTTTAATGGACGCAAGTATGTTAGGTGTGGGTGTTGGTTTTGACACAAAAGGTGCTGACCAAATAATGGTAAAAGGTCCTACAGAAAAAAGAGATCCTGAAGTAATTACAATACCAGACACAAGAGAAGGCTGGGTAGAATCAGTTGCAGCATTAATTGATTCTTATTTTCACGGAACATCTGCAATAACATTTGATTATTCTAAAATCAGACCAGCAGGCGTGCCGATTAAAGGTTTTGGAGGACAATCAAGTGGTCCTGAACCTTTGAAAGAAGTTCATGAAACTATAAGAGGTGCACTAGATGGAAATGCAGGTTCACCAATTACAATTACAACAATAGTAGACATAATGAACCTCATCGGGAAGTGTGTAGTAGCAGGAAACGTACGCCGCACAGCTGAAATCGTATTCGGTGACCCTTATTCTGATGAGTACATGGACCTAAAAGATTATGAAGTAAACCCTCACAGAGATCAATACGGATGGACATCTAATAATTCAATATTTGCAGAGCTAGGAATGGATTATTCTGACGCTTGTAAAAGAGTTGTTAAGAATGGTGAGCCAGGATTTGCATGGCTAGATAATATGCGTGAATACTCTAGGATGAAAGATCCTAAAAACAATAAAGACCACAGAGCAATGGGTGGAAATCCTTGTTTGGAACAAACTCTAGAATCTTATGAATTGTGTTGCTTAGTTGAAACATTTCCGTATAAACATGAATCATTAGAAGATTATAAAAAGACATTAAAGTATGCGTACTTATATGCAAAGACAGTTACATTAGGAAAAACACATTGGCCAGAAACAAACAGAGTTATGCTTCGTAATAGAAGAATAGGATGTTCTGTTAGTGGAGTTGCTCAGTTTTTAACTTACAGAGGTGTTGGTGAATTAAGAGATTGGCTAGAATCAGGATATGATGAAATTCAACGTTTAGATACTGTTTATTCAGACTTCTTAGCTATTCCCAAGTCAATAAAAACAACATCTGTAAAGCCAAGTGGAACAGTATCACTACTTGCAGGATCAACACCAGGCGTGCACTATCCAGAATCAAGACATTACATCAGAAGAATGAGATTATCAAACCAGTCAGAACTACTTAAACCGTTACAAGATGCAGGATACACAATAGAACCTGCATTTGGTTCTGAAGACTCTACTGTTTGTATAGAAGTTCCAATAGATGTCGGTGATGGAATAAGAACTGCAAAGGAATTGACTGTATGGGAACAATTCAGTCTAGCAGCACTACTGCAAAGACATTGGGCAGATAATCAAGTTAGTTGTACAGTTACATTTGATCCAGAGACAGAAGCAGATCAATTAGAACAGTGTTTGAATTACTTTCAATATCAGTTAAAGGGAATAAGTTGTTTACCTCGATTAGACATG